ATCTTTCATTAATCCCATTTTTTCTTCTTCATTAAATCTATTAAATGTATCTTCTCCTAATTGTTTGATTAAAGCATTTGTTAAAGAAACAATATCTTCTTCTGTCATATTGTTTTCATCAATAGACTTCCATTTTTCTAGTTCTGCAATAGCATCTTGGATATAGGTTTCCTTATCTCCAAAAACCAAATAGTTGTCTGTTGAATTAGTGATTGCAATAAAGATTTCTCCTCTGTATCCAGAATCAACAACTCCTGCACTTTTTTTAATTCCTTTACTTCCTGTACTTCCTCTTTCTTCTACTTGGAAATAATATTTAGAAGGTAATGCACAAGCAATACCTGTTGGAATTAATTTTGTTTGATGAGGTTTAACGATTCTGTTTTCATCATTATTTCCTTCAAAAACACCATACACGTCATATCCTGCATTTTCTAATTTTTTTGAAGGAATGATTGCATTCTCTTTTACTTTTGCAAATTTTATTACATCCATTATTCTTCCTCCCCATACATAGACATAGAGTATCTATCTAAAATTTGTTGTTCTAAACTTTCACAACTTTCTTGATTGCGATGGCAACAACAATCTTCTGCACTAATATTTTCACAGCAATCTTTTTGTATTGGTTGTTGTGCATCTTGGTCAATCCATATTGTTTGATTGTATCTCATAACAATATATCTTGATGCGCCATTAACAAATTGGTCAATTGCTTCTAATGCACTAGCGTTAGAACTAAAAACTTCTGCAAGTTCTATGCTGTCAGAAAATTCTCTGTCTTCAGTTAAGAAGCTTAATTCTTGTGGGTAAACAACAAGGTATCCATTTTTCTCAATGTACATATTAATTTTCCTCCTTTAATGTTTTTGCAATTCTTTTTGTTTCTTCTTTTTCTTCGTCATCTTCCATTGTTTCTTCAGGTATAAACATATCTAAGAAACCAATTACTATATAAACTTCATATTCTAATTGAGGTTTCATTACAGTTACACAGATTCCTAAATCATAATCATAAACAAAAGAAAATACTTCTTTATCTTGATATCTTTCTATGTTTGAACTTATATAATCTGTGATGTCTTTCTTTACTTCTTGTAGATTTAGTGAAACACTATTTCCTTCAGAATCTACGCAGTTTTTAAATTTTTTGCTAAAAGATACTGCTACTCTTTTATCAATTTCTACAATAATACTTTCCATAATAAGTACCTCCAAATTAAATTTTGTTGCTTGTTATCTTGTCAATAGACTTAAAGATTTTTTGCATTTCTTTGTGTGTTTCCTTTAAGTTTACTATAAATTCATCTGCTGAAATAACTGCTTTTTTTAATGCTTTATCTCTCTGAATGTCTCTTGACAATATTGTACCTAAGTAGTCCCAAGTAGAAAAGTATCCTAAGATTTTATATCCTTCTTCCTTCTCTTCTTTAGATAATTCTTCTGAATTATCTTGAGATATTCTTTTTTGTAAAACCATACAATTTCTTGTTAGTTTTACGTGGTAAACATCATCAAGATTTACTATTGGGTCTGGTTGTACTTGTGTTTTTTTCTTCGCCATATCTAAAATCACCACCTTAATTATTATTCTTTGTTTACATAAAGATGACAAACCTTTGTCACTAATGTTAAAAAAATACAGGAAAGAACTGTAGGTCTAAAATATGGGCTCTTTCCTGCTTCTAAAATAACACTAGAAAGAATTGTTTAACTTAGTGTCTATATATATTATAACATATCGACAAAGTTTTGTCAAGTTAAGTAGAAAATTTAGAAATTTCTAAGGTATTCTACTCCTTCTTTTATGTTATAAACTAGATATTCTATTTCTGTTAAAGTAATTGTATTATCAAATGAAATTCTAACAGATGATAATGCTTCTTCATCAGACAATCCTATTTCCTTCAAAACGTGAGAAGGTGTATCACTATCTGAATGACAAGCTGAACCAGCAGAAATACAAATGTCTTTGTTATCTAAGTATGTTAATAATGCTTGTGCATCAATATTGTCAAATCGAACATTTATTACTCCATCAACTTTTATAGCATTAGGAGGAGAATTGAAATGTAATCCTTCAATATTTGATTCTAATAATGTTACTAAATACTTTTCTTTTATTTTTGTGTTTTCAATTGTATCATTGATTTTTAGGCAATGAGTTTCTAATGCTTTTGCCATTCCAACTATTCCAGCAACATTTTCTGTACTACTTCTTAAATTTCTTTCTTGTCCTCCACCTAAATTTTGAGGATATATGTCAATGTTCTCTTTTTTATATAAAAAGCCTACACCTTTTATTGCACCAAATTTATGTCCTGAAGCAGATAATAAGTCTATTGTACTTTCTCTTAAAGTAATATTTTGTTTACCTATATATTGCACTGCATCTGTATGAAATACAATATCTTTATCATATTGTTTTAATAGTTTCCCTATTAATTCAATATCTTGTATTGTTCCCAATTCATTATTTGCATACATAATAGAAACAAAATTAATTTTTTTATTATCATCCATTGCATTTAATAATTTAGATAAGTCTACTGAACCACTAGGAAAAGTATCTAAATATAAAACATCATATCCATCTTCTTCTAATGCCTTAAAACAATTTAAAACAGCTGGATGTTCTATTGAACTTGTTATATATAATCCATCTTTTCCTTTTAGTTTAGCAATACCTTTAATTGCTAAATTGTCACTCTCAGTTCCTCCACTTGTAAATATGATTTCTTCAGATTGACAATTTAAAAGACTTGCAATAATATCTCTTGACCCTTCTAGCGCTTGTTTTGCTTCTCTTCCCAATGAATATACAGAAGATGGATTGCCATATCTGTCTATAAAATATGGCATCATCGCAACAAGTGCTTCTGGAAGAATTGGTGTTGTAGCAGAATAATCACAATATAGTTTCATATTACTCATCTCCTTTTTCTTGGTTCATTAATATTGGTAAGAATGTTTGTCTTGCACAAACTTTATCGTTGGTTAAGGCAGCTTTATATGCACTTGGTTGAAATACTACATAGTTTTGCTCTTTTGCTCTTGTTATTGCAGTATAGAACAATGTCGAGTCTAATAGTATATTGTGTCTGTTATCCATAACAAAGATAATAGTTTTATTTTCAGAACCTTGCATACTATGTACTGTTAATGCATATGCCAAATCAAAGTTGGCAAGTTCTTTTGATTTAAACTCGATTACTCTGTCGTCATCAAATTGAACTTGGAATTTTGATTTGTCTGGTGTAATTTCAATTAGAGTGCCAACTTCTCCATTAAATACCATTTGTTCATAATCATTTTTTCTTCTTATAACTCTACAGCCCTTCTTAAATATTCTTGGAGAATTTTTACTATCTTTATATTGTCCACTAATAATAAATTGTTTTTCGTGAGCTAAAAGAATTTCTTGGATTTCTTGGTTAAAAGAATCTGTACAATTTTCCATATTTGATTTCATTGGAACAATAATAGAAATTTCATTTGCTGACACTTGGTTGTCTTCAGAGTTTAGTAGCTTTTTATAAATATCTAATGTTTGTGCGTGAATATCCATTCTTTCTCTTAAACAGCAATAATGCATATCGCTTTTTTCTCCGTGAACAACATATTTTGGAAGTTCTCCAGCAGAATCATAATCATCTAAAAATACATCTATTTGTTTTCTTACTTTATTAGCATCTATTTTTATTCCAGATTTTGCAGCTTGTCTATGGATTTTTGTAAGTCTTCTAATACAAAATGGACTACCTAATAAGTCTTTTGCAACAGAGCCAGCTCCTATTGCAGGTAACTGTGCATCGTCAAATACAAGAATTATTTTTGCTTCATTTTTAACTGCTCTTACTAAACTTAAAAATAAACTTGCATTAATCATTGAGCATTCGTCTACAATAACAATATCAGCATCTAATGGATATTCATCATTCCTTTGGAAAGAACCTTGGCTAAATTCTAATAATCTATGTATTGTAGAAGCACCTTCTCCAGAAACTTCATTAATTCTTATTGCTGCTTTTGCTGCTAACGCACAACACGAAATTGTTTTTCCTTGCCATAAATCAATAATTCCTCTAATTGTTGTAGATTTACCAGCTCCTGCGTGAGCAGTTAAAATAACTACATTATTATCTAATGTTGCTTTTATGGCATTTTCTTGTTCTTCTGTTAGTGTTACTGGTTCTCCAACTCTGTCTGACATCCATTTATTTGTTCTACTGATTGCAGTATCAATGTCTATAAATGGCTCCATCTTTCTTCCATCATTTATTCTATTTAAATGATATAATATATTCTTTTCTGCATTAAAGTATCTTGCTAATCCTATTTTGTCATCATCTACGTAAAACTTGTTTCCACAACCTCTTGTTTTTGTAAGTTCTCTTTCTAATGCAAAATAATCTTTTACACAAGGTTGACATTCAGGAACATTCTCTTTTATAAGATGTGCCATACTATGTTTTACGTCTATTGGATTGTTGATAAATATCCAAGTATGCCCTCCATCTGAAGCATTTGCAATTTCTTCTAATGCATAAGTACAATAACTAATTAATCTTTGAGTAGATGTTTTTGCTTCTGGATTTAATCTTTCTGCAATTCTATCAACTCTTTTCCAGCCAAAACCAGATAAACTTGTCAATATATAAGGATTGTCTTTAATGATTTTAAATGCTTGTCTTGGATTACTTGCTATATCAGACATTGCCATAATAGTATTCATTGTAATCTCTGGAAACTGACTAAATTCTGCAATAATAGACATATAATCTTTGTACTCTCTAAGCTCTCTAACTATTTTGTCATATGTCCTTTGTTGCATTCCTTTAAATCTTTCTCCTTTAAAGCTATCGTCAGAAAGAACTTTTTGTACAAAGTTTTTATCATTTTCCATAATGATTTTATATCCATTTGGAGTAGTTAAAAATCTTAAATAATTGGCGTACAAATCTGAACTTTGTGCTTGAGTCTCCCACACATTTAAAATTTGATATTGCCATTCATTATATTGCTCATTTCTTTCTGGCTTGGCTTTAACTCTATATCTAACAGTAGGGAGCAACTCTATGGTTTTCCCTAATAGTTTACCGAATTGCTCTCCTAACCTTTTATCATAATTTAAATTGGGAATTGGACTATCTGTTTTGAATTTACATATATTATAATATGTATGAGCAACATATTTGTCTGGAGCACAATAAATGCTATCTGTTATTACTGCATCAAAGTAATAATTTCCATCTTTGTCTGGAAGTCCTTCTTCAAAGCATTCTTGAGGTGTTGCACCAAATTGTTTCTCTTCTAATTCTTTCATTAAAATATTCCACTCTCCTCTTCTATAAATTCTTTATTTTCATTGTCTAAAATTCTTTTTCTTTCTTCTAGCCATACTTGGAAGTTCTTTACTTTCTTGATAAACATTTGACTATTTTCTCCTTTTCTTCCAAGTAAAGCAATACATTGTCCTTTTTGTAATAGGGCATTATGCTCTTTAAAAATACTAGACCAAGCTACAGCTTCAATTATTCCATTAACTGTGTATAAATCAACATAAGCAAATACATTATTGTTTTTATCTTTCTTTCTTTTTAAGTCTACTACTACTGCAAGTAATACTCCTTCAGAACCTTCTGAAATATCATTCCAATCAGTTACAAAGTTCTTTACTTCTTTTAAAGGATTGTCTGTTAAAAACATAGATAATGTTTCAAATTCCCATAAATATTCTTCTTGCATATATTTTTCTATAAATGCTTGTTTTTCTTGTTCTAATTTTGCGTCTTGCTCTGAATCAAAATGTTTTTTTCTTTTTTCATTGTATATATCAAGCATTATTTGATTATTCTTTTTCTTGTCTGGGTCTGTAAATTTATCTGGGTCAATTCCCCATCTTCTTAAAACTTGGTCTTTAGGAGATGGAATTGTTTTTACTATTTTATATTCTTTTCTTGGTGTAGTTATTTCAAAGTATTTCAACAACATTCCTTTTTTATTTTTTGTTCCAAACGCTCCAGCTTTTATTAATTGTACTATATGAGATTTACTACAACCACTTCTTTCGATAAAATCATTTATGTCATTAAATGGTCTATTTTCTGTTATTTTACTAACTACTGAATCTCCTAATCCTTTAATTGCTTGAAGCCCAAATAAAATTTCATTTCCTTCTGTAATAGCTGTGAAGTCTTTGCGAGATTTATTTATCTTTGGAGGAAGGATGTTTATTCCAAGTTTGTAACATTCATTAATCAAAATACCGATTCTTGAAACGTCATCACTATCTGCATTTAAACAAGCTGTCATAAAAGCTACTGGGTGATGATGTTTTAAGTAAGCAGTTAAATAAGAAAGTAATCCATAACTAACTGAATGTCCACGATTAAATGAATAACCTGTTTGTTTTAAGATTAATGCCCAAAGCTCATCTAATTGTTCTGTTGTCCAACCTTTAGCTGAAAGTTTTTCTCTGAACTCTGATTCAAGTTTTGCCATTACATCTAATTTCTTTTTACCAATGGCACGTCTTGCATTGTCAACTTCATCTTCAGGGAATCCTGCATATCTAAAGATTTGAAGAACTTGTTCTTGATATAATAATATTAAATTGGTTGTCTTGAATATTGGTCTTAGGTCTTCGTGAATTAATACAGCATTTTCTGGATTTAATTTGTTAGAACAATATTCTGGAAATCCATCTTTTGTTCCGAGGTCTGTTCGCTGCATTTATTGCTACAACGTCCTCTATATCACTGGCTTTTGCTTGAATACACATCTTTCTAGCTTCCAAAGATTCCATTTGGAATACTCCTACTGTTTGCCCAATTTTATAAATATTATTAAATACACCTTCGTCATCTAAGTTTAAGTGATTGATATCTACATCTTCCCAAGTAAGTCCTGCAATTTTTAAAGCATCATCTATAATATCCAATGTTTTAAGTCCTAAGAAATCCATTTTTATTAAAGATAAATCATCCATTGCTGCGTGCATTTCTATTTGAAGCATTTTATTACCATCTTTATCTTGACATAATGGAGCATAAGTTGTTATTGAATTTGGAGCAATAATTGTTCCAGCTGCGTGTCTTCCTCTTGATTTTGGTAGTCCTTCAAGTTGTAATACATAATAGAACCATTTTGGAAATTTTTCATACAGATTGGTCATTCTAGGATTTGTTGAAAGTACGTTTTGTAAAGTTTCTTCTTTTTCAACCTCTTCTCCCAAATCATCTAATGTTTTTACTGTAGGAATCATTTTTGCTACTTCATCTCTTATGTTGTAAGGAATTTGTTTATAATATGGACTTGATGGGTCTTCATCAAGAACTTTACCAATATCTCTGATTGCAACTTTTGTTGAAAGAGTATTATAGGTACAAATTGGAGCTACGTTTTCTTTCCCAAATAGTTCTTCAGATATTTCTACAATTTCTTTTCTTCGGTCTTTTGATATATCCATATCATAATCTGCCATAGACCTTCTTCCTAAGTTGGCAAATCTTGAAAAGTCCAGTTTCCATCTTACAGAATCAACTTGAGTTACACCTAAACAATATAGACATAAACAGTTTGCACCAGACCCTCTTGAATATCCAAGTGGAATTTTCTTTTCTTTAGCTGCATTGGTTAATATTTGTAACATTATAAAGTATTCGCTATAATGTAATGCTTTAATTACTGGAAGTTCTTCTATAATTCTTTGACGTCTTATTTCTTTTTTCTCTTCAGATAGATTTTTAAATTTTTCTTCAAATCCTTGCCAAATTAAATATTCTACATATTCATCTCCATCTTTAAATTGTTTTGGAATATCTATTTTAGGCATTAATGGGTCTACTCCAAGACCAATATCTATATTGTCAACCATATCTGCAATATGTAAAGTATTGTCTATAGCTTTTTGAACTTTATCCATACTAATGTTATATTGAGAAAAGTGATTAATAACATCATCATAGTTTTGTAAGAAACATCCATCATAATTCTCTCCAACATCTCTATCTTGTGAGATTCTAATAAATACATTGTGTATTTCTTGTTGGTCTTTACTAATCATATGAGCATCTGATGTAACAACGATATTGTCTGTCTTAACCATTTCAGCTAATTTAATTAATCTACTATTCAATTCCATTTGTAGGTCATTTGGATGGGATTGAATTTCAATATAAACATCATCGAATGTGTCTTTCATTTTATTATACCAGACAATTGCCTCGTCATATTTTTCTTGCTCTACCAATTTGCTTAATCTACCTGCCATACAGGCACTTAAACAAATTAATCCTTTCCCCCAACCTTCTTTTTTTATCCTATCTATTTCAATTAAAGGTTTTTTATAGAATCCTTCTGTAGCTGCCAAGCTAGATATCTTAAATAAGTTTTGTAATCCTTCTTTATTTTTTGCAAGAAGGATTAAGTGGTGTCTATATTGTGTATGTTCTTTGGTGTCATTCTTTTCATACATATCATCTACTTCATAAGCTTCTTCTCCGATAATTGGTTTGATTCCATATGCCTTACATTCTTTAACAAAGTCTACAAATCCAGACATATATCCGTGGTCAGTAATTGCTATTGCTGGTTGGTTATTATCTACTGCATACTTCACTATGTCTGGAATTTTAGCCATACTATCTAAAAGAGAACCTATGCAAGTGTGAACGTGTAAATTAACAAAATTACTCATCCTCTTTCTCCTCCTCATCATCATTTCCTGTTTTTATAGAAGGCATTAGAGTACAACAAGGAATTAACAATAATGCTGCCCACCAATCTTTGGTAAAGGCTAAATAGCAAAGAGTAACTGCCATAACACAATTATATAACATACTTGCTATTGCTAAAACAATGAAACTTGTTGTTAATTGATGTTGTTTGAATTTTACTTTTACTTTCATATTTCTCCTCCTATTCTTGTGAGAATTATATCATATTAGACAAACATTTGTCAAGTTAATTAAAAACAAAAATCATCTATTTCATTGTCTTCTACAATTTCATAATCGTCTACAATTACTTGGCATCTAGGTCTTCCCATAAAACTACTCATTCCTAATTTACCAACAATGTTAATTGAGCAGTTGTCTGCTGGGTCGAAATTTAATATAAGATTTTTCATCTTATCATCATCATCTCTTCTAAAGAACATAAAATCAATATTGTGATATGTATATTTGATAGTATCTTTTTTCTCTCCTAATAAAGAGGCATTTGTCATAAATATTGGAATATTTTCTAATGCAAATGATGGTTCATCAATTCCTCTTCCCCATAAATATTTATTAAGTTGTATTCTATAAAAATCAGATTGAGATAATAAATCTACATCTTCAATGATAAAGTCTACATCATAAGAGTCTTGTAAATCCATTTTTCCATAAGTATCTCTAAAGAATTCTTTTACTTTCTCTATGTTTGAGGTTGGTATTCCAAATCCAGCAGCACCTTCGTGACCTTGAGCAAAAGTAAATAAATTACTATTTTCACATAGGCTTCTAAAATGCTTGTCTGGGAAACCTTGATTAACTCTTATTGAACCAGAGAAGAAATTTCCTTTTGTTTTCCCTAACAATACAGGTTTTTTATATTTACTTGCTAGATTCATTGCAGCCAATCCTGTAATTTCTGTATTATTAATATGTTCTGTTGCATCTACAACCAATACAGGTTGTTCTAAATCTTGTGGAGTAATTTTTTCTTTTACTATGTCTATAAGTTGATTTCTTTCTTCATCTTGTGCTTCTTTATATTTAACACATTTATTATATGTTTTTCTTGCATAACCAGCTCTGCCTTCAATAGCTTCCATTGGAGAAACAAAACAAGTAAATACATCTAATTTGTCTTCAGCTGTTCCCAATCTCATCATTGCATTTAATGGAGGAGCAATTTTGAATGATACATCAATTGGATATATGTAATAACTTAAATCACTTCCTACATCAACTTTAGTATATTTCAATAATAGTTGTAAGAAACTATTTTTTAAGCTTTCTTTTTTTATTCCAGATTGAATAAAGTATCTAGTTTCATAAGCTAATGTATCCATAACATCTGCAATGTTCCCTAAAGCTACTAAGTCTAAATAATTATTTGCATTGCTTAGGAACAACATATCATCAAATGCTTGTAAAACTCTATATACTACTCCAACTCCAGAAAAGTCTTTATTAGTATAATTGTCAGAACTTTGATTGTTTATTACAATTGCATCTTCACTTACATTAGTAATTTGATGGTGGTCTATTACAACTATGTCTACACCTTTCTCTGCCCATTTTTTGTGTTCTTCTACATCATTACTTCCTCCATCTGGAAGAATAATTAATTTTGTATCTGGATTTATTTCTATATCTGGTGTTAATCCGTGTCCTTTACCCGAATGAGTTACAACATCCCAATTGATATAAAATTGAGATTTTATGCTCAAATTCGTCGTCGAAAACACTTGATATATAAGGCTTTTTGAATTGGCATTTTTTGACTCGTCGTCGGAAACCCTTGATTCTTCGTTGGGAACTAAAACTTCCTTCACTGCTTTTTCAAGATAATCAAATAAAATCGCAGAGGAACAAATTCCATCAACATCTGGGTCAACAACCAAGGTAATCATATCTCCATTTTCAATATGTTTCCAAATTGTTTCCACTCCAGCTTGTATATTTTCTAAATTATCATATGTATTTCCCTCTATGTCAACAGTGTTGCTATTCATAAATTCTTCATAAGTATCTTCTGCTATTCCTCTATTTTCTAATACTGTTCTTAAAAAGTCATTTATGTTATTCTTGCTGTTCTCTATTAAGTTGTATTTCAAAAAAATCACCTCTATTTAATATATAATTTTCTATTAGAATATAATTTTATCCATTTGTCTGGATTATCCATTGGACTTTCTTTTTCATTTAGTATATTATCAAAATCTATTATGTACTCAACTCTTCTATATAAAGAAAGTCTTTCTATTTCTTTTCTAACAACACTTTCTTCAACATCTTTATCAAATGCGATTACTATTGTTGCTGCTCCAGATTGAATAATTAAATCTTCTTGTTGTAAACTTATACTATGTCCACCTACAGCAACTGCATTACGATATCCATAAGTCCATAGTTGCATTACACCTTTTTCGCTCTCACAAATGATAATTTCATTTGATTCTTGAATATGTGGCAAGGTTTTATAAAGTCCATAGCAAATTCTACTTTTTGCACATTGGTGCATATAAATATATTTTGGATTATATGGAGTAGCTTCTGTCCAAGCAAGTCTTCCTTTCACTCCTACTAATCTTCCCATTTCATCTCTGATTGGTATTGTTATTCTGTCATCAATAACTGCATATCCTATCTCGAACTCTGTTTGTGTTTCACAAGAAATATTATCATCACGGAAAATAGTATTGTTCCAATCCAAGTAGGCTTTTAAATATTCTTCTTTGATTGGTTTTAATTGAATTTCTGTTGCATCTTTGTCTGTAACCATCTTGTCTGCGAATATCATATAATCTAATGCAAAGTCTACAACTTCATCATTATGTGAATAATAGTCTAGTCCAAGTATATCGCACAACCAACTTATACTTTGAGTAAAAATTGTTTTCTTAACAAAACTAACAAGGGAGATTATATCAGATATTCCATATGGGTCAACAATATCTCTTGTATATGCAGTTACTTGCAAAAAGCTTGTATCACAATAAATTACTGTTGAACTAGGATTGTCTCCATCTGGCATACCACAGGTAATATATGTTCTACCATTATGCCATTGAATATGGTGCATACCTAGATTTTCTAAAACAAATTCTACTTTTTCATTAGAAAAAATGTGTTCTTTAATTGTTTGTGCATCCATATTCTATAACCTCCTTTTTATTCTTGACTATTTTCTTGATTGTCTTCCTGACTATCTTTTTGTTTTTTCTTTTTCTTTTTTTCTTGTTTTTCTATGTCATTATGAGTTTCTTCAGCTGAAACAAATTTTGCTTTTGCATCGTAAGATTTTCTATCTCCTACTCTTCCAACCTCAGTCCAAATATTTGTATTTAAATTTAATTCAAATAATAAATCTGGTTTAATACCTGCTCTGTTCTTGTCTATTCTACAAACATAATATCTATTGGCTGGATTTAATTGTTTTAATTGACATTGTTTTGGTTTGTCTGTTGTTCCTTCCCAATAAACATATTTATCAAAATCCACATAAGGAATTTCTTTAAATAAACAAAGCGCGTCTAAAACGTGTTTAATTTGTTTACTGTTCGCTATGTTGCTTGAGCTTAACTCTAATGGCTTACAGAAATTTGCATCATCTGTTAACTGAATATTTGCACCAATAAACAAATTCTTTTTCTTTGCAATTTCTGATAATATTGTGGCTGTCTTTTTCATAGCTGACCAATCACCCATTGCATCTTTATCTGACTTAAATGTATCATAGAATACATAATCTATTCCTT